GTATGGAGCTACTCCAGCAAACATTAAATGGACAGTGGTTCGTGGGGATAGCGCAAACCTTAAAATTGAATTTTTTGAGGACGATGAAGTAACAGAATACGATACTACGGACTGGACTTACATTGCTACAGCCTATGATCCAAGTGGTCAAGTATTAGATGATCTTCCTGTTGTTTCTGGATTAGGTTATGGTGAAATTCAAGTATCATCTGGGACTACCGCAAATTGGGGAACAGCCTATAGATCTGTAGTGGCAGAACTTTCTTTTGATTTACAAGTTGTAATCCCAGCTGGCTCTGGAGAAGGTGAAGATACAACTTGGACTCCAGTTATTGGAACTATTTGTGTACTTGGTGATGTTAGCGGAACGAGCCTTTAATGCCTGTTGTAAAGATTTCTACTCCAAAAACTAATTTGCCACCTGTTATAAAAATTGGTAAAAAAACATTTAAGGTAAAATAGTTCATGTCAAAAAGCATGGATTTTCCAAAAAAGAAATATGCTGAAACAGTTCAGTTAACTCAAGAATCATTACAAGGAAATACAGAATACATTGCCGTACCAGGAATGACTGGAGAAAAAGGTGATGTAGGGCCACAAGGACCTCCAGGCCCAGAAGGACCAAGAGGAGAACGTGGAATTCAAGGCAAAGAAGGAAGGCCTGGCTTAGATGGTCCTCAAGGCCCTAAAGGAGAACCTGGGAAAAGCAACGGTCAATCATACGAAAGCCAATCTGGTCAATATCCTGGATGGGCTTATTATGAAAACAAAAACAAAAGACAAATACATCTTGGTCCAAATAGAGGAGATGATGGTTGGGTAACTTTATCAATAGATGAAGATCCAGAAAATAATATATTATCATTTCTTCCAATAGGTGGAGTTTCATTGTGGAATCAGAACACTGGCAGAATTAATTTTAAACAGCTAAAAGTAGGAGCAAAAGTCGACATTAGATATGACATTATTTTAAGCACGGATTCAAATAGCACAGAAGCTTGGCTAAGAACATATATTCCAAGAGTTGAATCACCAACAGGGTATATAGGAATGTTGAAATATAAATATCCATACGAAATGTCATTTAATCAAACCCTGTATATAGATATATCAAAGATTAAATCTGAAGGTGGAATTATTCAGGCAAGAACAGATAGCGAAAGTACTATTATTTTAAAGGGCATGTATATATCAGTGTCTTAGTGGTATAATATATTAGGAGGAATCATGGCATTTCCAGGAACTTATAATTTTAATTACTATCGTGGCGACACATCAGAATTTGTTATCCAACCAAAAAATTCTAATGGAGAAGCATTTGACCTAACTGGCTATACTGCAAGTTTTACAATTGCTAGTGCAAGAGGGCCTATTGGTGCAGCCCCAGCGTTTTCTTACACTGCATCCGCAGTAGTAAATGATGTAACAAACATTATAACTTGTAAAATTATTCCGTCACTAGGAAGAACTCTCCTAGCTGGAACACATGTATATGATGTTCAAATAACTAATACAACACCTGAACCAGATGTTATTTTTACACTTTTAACAGGAACAATTACAGTAACAAATGATATTACGGGTGCTGGTAGTGCCTGAAGTATTAGTGTCAACTGATAGTATAACGGTTGTAGGACCACCAAACATTATTGAAGTATTAGTTGATATTGGTTCAACTGGAACTCGTGGAAATAGATTTATTGTTGGTTCTGGAGATCCAAATTTAGCAACAGTACAAGGTGTTTTACTCTCAAACAATTTAATATTAAACGATATGTATATTAATACATCTCCAGGAGCAGATTATGGTTATCTTTATCAGTATCTAGCTGTTCCTGGCGCAAGCGACCAATGGATTCAGGTTCTCGATATGAATCCTGTCTTGTATTCTCAAACACACTTGACAACATATACTGCTGGAACAGCACAAATTACCATTCCAATTGCAAACATTGTAACTATATCTGGAACTCCGCTTACAGCAGAAAATTTTAATATTCAATATAGTATTGCACATTCAGACCCCGTAGCATCATCTATGTCCATACCAGCACTTGCTGGGTCTGGAACAAACCTTGTAATCAATTTTAACGCAGTAGAGTATGACGGTACTAGTTGGGCAAACTTAACTGGAAATGTAACTACTCATCTATTTATATCAATAGTTGAAGGAATATAATAGTTTTAGTCACACTTTGTGATATAATTCTAGAGAGGTGAATCATGGCAAGTGAAAGCATAGGTACTTTAGTACCAACAAGAATTCCAAGTCTTGGAGACGCAGCTGATATTCAGGTTGCTCTTAGAACATATCATTATGGGTCTGAAAGTTTTAATACAGCTGAAACAAATACAGCAAACTTAGTTAGCCCATCAATTGCATATACACTTAATAGCCTAGACGTACGAATTGATGCTATTGAAGGAGGAGGATCTCTTTCAGCCTCAAGCTTTAACGCAAAAGGAGATTTGCTTTCAGCTTCTGCAAATGACGTTTTATCTGTAGTCACTGTTGGAGCAAATGGAACAATCTTAACTGCAGACAGCGCAACTGCTTCTGGATTATCATGGTCTACTCCTGCTGCAGCAACTACTATAACTACAACATCCTCTACAACAGATGCAAAAATTGCCTGGGATACTACAAACAAGCAAATTCAAGTTGGTAATGGAACAAGTCTTTTAAATTTTCAACCATTTAATGTAAATACAACTGCTAAAACTGGAGCATACACATTTGTTTTATCTGATGCTAGCACTCTTGTTCAAATGAATGGTGCTTATGCCTTTACCGTTCCACTTAACGCAACTGTTGCTTATCCTATTGGAACTCAAATACACTTAATTGCACTTACAACAGGAGTTACAGTTGCTTTCACTGTTGGAATTACTTCATATGCAACCCCAGGAGCAAAAATACGTGCAGCTGGATCAATGGCAACATTAATAAAGCTAAATACAGATACTTGGGTACTTGCAGGAGACTTGATTGCATAATGCCAATTCCAGGAGTAACGGGTTCTTCAGATAATCGCCAGCCAGGAACTCCAACTATTGGAGCTGCAACTGCTGGCAATGCTAGTGTATCCGTAGCTTTTACTGCTCCAGCAAATACTGGAAAACCTAATACTTCTTTACTTTATACTGCAACAACAACTCCAAATTCAATTACAGGAACTAGTTCTACATCTCCAATTACTATTTCTGGTTTAGCTAATGGTACTTCTTATACCGCAGTTGTTAAACTAAATAATACCGTTCAAGATTCTCTAAGTTCTACTGCTAGTAATTCATTTACTCCAGTAGCTCCAGGACCATTCTTCCCGCCATTCTTCCCGCCATTCTTCCCGCCATTCTTCCCGCCATTCTTCCCACCATTCTTCCCGTTCTTCCCACCATACTTCCCACCTTCTCCAACAATTACTAATCTTTCAATTGTTGAAGCATACAATGGAGGATTCTTAAGTTGGGATTCTACTCTTCAGGCTTCATACATGATTACAACTTCACCTAGCTCAAATCTTAATGGAGCAACTGGAAATACTGCTACATCAAGAACAATGACTGGTGGAACTCAGTTAACACAATATACCGTTACAGTAACTGTTTACACAGGATCAAGCCAGACTGGAGTTAGTGCATCTGCTCAAATAACCTTTACAACGCCAGCTGCCCCCTAATAATCAATTATTTTAAAGTGCATAAAATAAAAAACCCCTACTTTTTACAGTAGAGGTTCTTTATTACCTAAAGTTTTATTTAGGGAATTTTTGCATCCAAGCCCTAGTCTTTGGCGTAATACCTTTCCAAGAAGACCAGTCATTTCCCCCGTTGGACATATAGTATGCAATCTCCGCATTTTTTACGGGATTGAATAACTCAGCGTTTGTATCTAGATCAAACTTATCTCTACGATCAGGACCTAGATTATCGATCATGTTAATTTGAAACATCCCATAAGAGGAGTCTCCAGTCTTATGATTGCCATTGTATGCCAATGGACGACCATTAGATTCTTTTTTAGCAATAGCCCAAGCTACTACTAAATCCTTACCCTCAAACCCTACAAGAGAAAGGAGTTGCTTTAGTTCTTTATCTGTTAAGTGTGTTCTGTTTTCAAATTTAGCTAACATTTTTGCCTTAGAAACAACAAATGCCTCCTTGTCGGAGGCAGGAGCTTCTACAGACTTATTTATTAGTAAATTATTTTCGGTACTTGATGCATTAGCAGAGTTACTAAAAGGTGCAATAACACCAACTAATGCTAGGATTCCAATCCAAGCTTGCTTGTCTCTTCTCATAATAATAACCTCCTAGAGAACAAATGCTACCTGTTGGTAGCATGTATTAAGTATAACATAAAAATGACCTCAAAAGCAAACTTTAGGTAACATTTTTATAACTTTTCAATAACTTTCTTAGGAAGTGGTATAATAATAAGATTATGGCTGAAACTTCAATTTACGATTTTCCTTATCCCGAATTAACCGACCCAGTTGATATTGTGGGAGATATTCAGTCTTTGGCTGAGAGTATAGAAGCGGTCCTTTTTGCAGCAGAATCAAACATAACAATTGAAGTTACAAATGTTAGTGGTGTTTCTATTGCCAAGGGTGATCCTGTTTATGTTTCTGGATTTAATAATGACAGCGGAAAACCACAAGTAACTAAACTAACTAACACAATGAATTATCCTATGTTAGGTTT